CTAAGATACCAGGGCCTGTGGATAGCGGGTTGTTCTCGTTGGTGGTGGAGGCGATGGACCGGGGGTGGACGAGGATAACGTGTGAGGGGGAGTTGATGGATGCCGATGGTGGTAAGATCGATTACGATGAAGCGGGGGCCTCCAGCGTCGTGTGGGTGAGGTAAGATGAGCGTCATAAGAGGAGATAGGCCAGAGGGAGAGTTCCCGCATCCTGACTTTATGGGGCCGTGGCATCGTTGTTTCTTATGCGCTCAAGAACTTGGGCCAGGATTGGTGGTTCACTGGATGGGGGATAGGCATATATATCTTCACCCAGACTGTGTACCCAGCCTTTGTCGTCGGATGTTGATGGACTGGGAGGCCGTTCAGGAGTTCACCCGAAGCGAGATTGCCGCAGGGGAACAATCGGGCAAAACCGTCTCTTCTAACGACCGTCTGAGAAAAGAACTCTATGGCTGAAGACACCTTAACCCACTTTGAGCAGGAGATCAGGGCCTTCATTGAAGTTGCCGTGGGCCTGGGGTATGATGAGGAGCGGGTTGAGGCCATCGCTACGGTGATGAGAAGGAATCCAGTGGAGTTGTTCAAGTCGATGCCCACCTGGATACCCTACGACAGGGTGTGCATGAACTAAAGGGGGAGAAGGTAGCCGTGAGGATTTGGTATCTGTAGAGGCACAGACCCTATATCCTGAAGAAGAACTCCTCTTTGAGAAGACGGGCTTCAGTCCCACAGAGGGGCAGCGTCCCATTTTCCTCTGTCGAAAACGGTTCATGGTCATTAGTGGAGGAGAGCAATCCGGTAAAAGCCTGACTATGGCCGAGAAGCTCGAAACCCACTACCTAGAGGACGGCGACAACGAGAATGAGGCCCTCCTTTACTGGCTGGTGGGCCATAGCTATGACCATACCCGCAAGGAGTTCCAGTACCTCGTTGAGGACTTCTCCAAGCTAGGAGCCCTCAAGTTCGCATCCAAGGCTATCAACCCCGGGCTAATAGAACTCCACGACGGCACCATCATACGCACCAAGAGCGCCGACGACCCCCGAAACCTCATGATGGAGGCCCCTCACGGCATCCTGGCCTGTGAGGGGTCCAACCTTGATCTGGAGACCTTTGAGCGCATCATGGGCAGGGCTGCGCCCAAACGGGCTTGGGTAATAATAGGCGGCACCCTGGAGTTTGGCGGCTCCGTCGGCTGGTTCCCCCAGATACTCACCGGTTGGCGGGACGGCCAGGATACCGCCTCCTTCGAGCTTCCCACTTGGACCAACCACTATCTCTATCCTGGTGGCCGCAACGACCCCGAGATACTGCGTCTAGAGAACGACTCCTCCGACCAGTTCTTCATGGAGAGGATTGCGGGGAAGCCGGTGCCCCCTCGTGGCCTCGTATTCCCCGAAATCAGGCCCGATATCCACGTAAAGCCCGTCGAATACGTCGAGGGCCACCCCGTTCACCTCTGGATAGACCCTGGTTACGCCGGCGCCTACGCCGTCAACGCCTGCCATATCTTCCACGATCAGGTCCATATGTTCGATCAGGTCTACGTTCAGGGTAAAGTTCTGTCTGAGGTCATGTGGATAGTCCAGCATTCGCCCTGGATCAACGATGTGAGGTTTGGAGTCATTGATATAGCGGGTTCTCAGCATCAGGGGATGCCCTCTCACGCTGAAATATGGCTCCAGGAACCCCCTGAAGGCATCGGCCTTTACCTCAATTCCACCAAAATCAATATAAATGAAGGCACGGAGCGTCTCAAAGGCTTCTTGAAGCCCCACCCCCTGACCAATCAGCCCAAAATCCTCATAAACCCTCGCTGTACGGGCATTTTGAGCGAATTTGGGCTCGTCCCAAACCCATTTGACGGCCAGACCAGGGCCTACAGGTGGCAAATCGACCACGAAGGCAATATAGTGGGGACAGTGCCGATAGACAAGTGGAATCACGCCATCAAGGCCCTGATTTACGGCATTTGGGACAACTTTGGCCCTGGTTATGTTGCGTCGAGACAGAAAATCGCAGTAAAGTATTGGTGATATGGCTATATTGAGCAACGAAGACATCATGGGGCTGGTGGACCAGTACGACTTGGACAACCTCAGCCTCCATAAGAGGATGGGCGAGGACTACGGCCGCTACCGCCTAGAGTCCTACAAGAACGAGCAGGGTTTCAAGAGCTACACCTCCAACGAGCCCATGACCTACGGGGACAAACTCATGTCCTGGATGGTCTCGGCCAAGCTCCTGATCCAGGTCCCGATGGAGGACAATGCGAGGGAACAGCGAGACGCCAACAACCTGATGGAACGTTTTATGTACGGCCTGCTGCGCCAGGTGGATGAGCGGCTGGCCCACCTGATGCTGCCCACCCTGCGTGAGCAACTTGCCTTCTACATCCCAGTCCGGGGATGGTTCGCCGGACGCTCCCTGCTGGTGAAGAGGAAGGACGGCAGCACCTATGCTGACATAACTCCCTTTGACCCACTCCACGTCTCCTACGGGATGGGCAGGGACGGCCTCGATTGGGTCTGCTACAGGGTCAAGAAGACCCCGAGGCAGATAAAGGCCCAGTACGGCGTCGATGTGTCCTACAATGGGAACGGCAGGGACAAGGACTCCTCCGAGCAGGGCATGGACATCTTCGACTTCTACGACATGAATGAGAACAAGGTCTTCACCGCCGACGCCATGCTGAAGAAGCCCACGGCTCACGGTTCTGAGCGGGTGCCTGTCTTCATGGGAGCGGTGGGCATCACCCCGCCCATACAAGAGGAAACGATGGACGGGACGATGGCCGAGTACGGTGAGAGCATCTACAAGGCCAGTAGAGCGACCAACGAGACCTTTAACTTCGCCATGAGCGTGATGACCGAGTTCGTGGCCCGCTCTCAGAAGCAGGGGGTCAAGGTAACGTCGAAAAGCGGGGCCAAGACCCTGGAGCAGAACCCCTACCTCGCCGGTGCCGAGATAGCCCTAGCGGAGGGAGAGGACATCAAGCCCCTGGGCCTCCTGGAGGTGGCGAAGGAGATGGGGGCCTACCTGGGCCTGGTGTCGGGCGAGAAGCAGCGCGGCACCCTGCCGCACAGCGTCTACGGCGACCTGGAGTTCCAGCTATCGGGCTATGCCATCAATACTCTGAGGCAGGGCATCGAGACTCCCCTGGTCCCTCGCATCATCGCGATGGAGAGCGCCTACAGGCAGGCACTGAACCTCCTGAAAGACCAGTACCTGACGGGCAAATTCGAGACCATGAAGTTGAGCGGTCGGGACCGAAACCGCCAATACTTCAATGCTGAGATAACGCCCGATGCCCTGCGGGACAACAACGATCCTGAGATCAAGGTTGTGCCCACCCTGCCCCAGGACGACATCGCCAAGTACAACGTGGCCCAGATCGCCCGGGAGGGCAACAACCCTCTGCTGCCCGACAACTTCATAAGGGATAACGTCCTCAGCCTACAGGACTCCGACCTTGTGGCCGATGCCCTCAAGGAGCAGGCGGGTGAAAGGATGCTGCCAGAGGCGGCCCTGTTCTCCATCATGCAGTCGCTGGAGAACCGAGGGCGCACCGACCTGGCCCAGTTCTACATGGCCCAGTTGTTGCAGCTACTTATCCAGAAGATGCAGCAGGGGCAGTATGCCTATGTGCCCGGCCAGGGCATCGTGGGGGGGCCTCAGCCCCAGGGGATTGACCCACGAGCGGCTCCCCAGGGTGCTCTGGGCCAACCACCTCCGCAGCCAACACCACAGGGTGGGCCGATAGCCGCCCCAGGGACTCCAAGGCCCAACAGGCTATCGGGAGATGACGTGCTGGCCCGACGACGTGAGGCGGGACTCATATAAAGGAGAGACGAGATGCCCAGTCATACAGTTGAAGAGATAGTCAAGCAGTTACGGGCTGGTCGAATGAGCCTTGAGGATGCCACGGCTCGTATAAGGAATATCTTTGTGCGAGAGGGGCGTTCTCCGCAGGCCGCCTTTGATGAGGCTCAAAGGACGGTGATAGGCTCTTTGCCTCAGCCCGCGGTGGGGCAAGCGTCACTCCCAGGAGGCCCAGGCCCAACACCGCTTACGCCGCCAGGTCCTCCAGGTGACCCCTTCCTAGACGAGATATGGAGAACCCTGAGGCCTCCGTCCACGCGGAAGGAGGGGGAGGTTATTTGGGAGCAGGAGTATCCGACCTTTAGCGACGATGCGCCTTATGGAGCAGGGCCAGGTGGGGGCGGTGTCCAGCCCTCTGTTCCCTCGCCTGGTATATCCTTCGGTGGGATACCCGAAGATGCGACGAGGCTACTATCAGAGGATTTCACTGGCAGAGAGGAGCTATTTAGCCGCTACTTAGCGGGGCTGGGACAGGCCGTTCCTGCCATTGCCCGCCATCTAATACAGCGGCGAGGCAATCCTCTATCGGCTCAGTTCCTGCTATCACAGCTCTCCCCAACTGTCGGGCAGGTTCCAGAGGATTTCACTGAGTTCTTGGGAACCAATCCTCAGCGTTTTACGGCAGGTCAGTACCAGCAGGCATTCCAGGGGTTGGCTCCTCTCTTTCAACAAGGCGCACAACTAACGGAGAGGCAGGGGCTTGCCCTGGAGGAACTGGCTACTATCGATCAACGCACACTTACGCAGCCAGTGGCAAGAAATTTGATATCACAGAGCTTCCTTGCCGGAGTGCCTCCCGTTCTTCGTAGAGCGGCTGGAACCTATCTCAACAGAGCCTTTGACCAATACAGGTCACAGAATCCAGCGGGTGATCTCTTTGCTGATTTTGTAAAGAGGGGGTTCCGGCTCTAATGGTAATGCCAAGCGGTTTCTTTGGTCAGCCCCAGCATCCCTTCCCGCCTAGGCGAGCAGGGTCGCCCTTTAGTGGTGGCTTCGGGGACTTTGGCGCTCTGCACCATAATCCCCTTAATCCACCAACACCTCCTCCTCCAACACCGCCCCCACCCCCAGCATTCGACTTCCTTGAGGAAGAGCCCAGACTAGCCTACTATGGACAGCAGGGTCGCTTTGGCCGGTCTCCCAACCAGCGGAGGTACTTTCAGGATGCCTTTCAGAACATATTCAACCAGTACCTGGGGCAGTTGGGCCAGCAGATACAAGGAGGGGGTCAGCCCAACCTTCAGTTCACCGATTTCATCCGTGACTTCGACTTCAACCAGTCCTTTGCCAACCTTGACCCTGGCGAAAGGGGCTTCTTTCCGAGCCGAATAGCTCCAAGGACACGGTTCCTTTTCTACTAAAGGGGGGACGATGGAAAAGACCTATCATCTTAGAGTTGAGATTCGTCATGGTGAGGGTGAGTGGGACTATTGGACTGTAACCTGTCCGATATTGGTGCAGGATTACCAAGAGAAATTGGCCCCTCTGCTCGATGACCTTTACGGGTCTGGTACCTACCCCGGCCTTGCCAATCCGCCCAAGCTAAAGGAACCTTCATTTCACGGCACTGGTCTATAAAGGCCCATGTCAACACTCAGCGATGAGGAAAGGCGGCGGTACGAGGAGCTGAAGAAGGTGTACGGCCTGGCTGCGCTTGCCGCTGCTCGTAAAGAAGAAGATGATATCGCTGAGGCCAAACTTTCCCCAGATGAAGCCCAAAACGTCCGGCTTCGCCTGGAGTACCAGAAACGTGGCATGGTGGCTGACACCAACCTGCCTGTTGGTGCATCTCTCTCCGAGCAGAACGCCGCTCTAGGGCTTGCCCTGAAGCAGAGGGGCACCAGAGAGCCTACAGGCGATATTCTGGCGATTCCCGATGAAGTGTCTGGCTATCTTGCTGGTCTAGTTACGTCTGGTCGAGTGCCCACAGTAGGCGATGTTGTTGAGCGCTTTGCTCCAAGCACACCCGATATTCTCACGGGTGATGTAGACCTGACTAATACTCCATTGCGCTTTTTGAGGCCGACTCAGCAAAAGACACAAGAGTTAATAAAGCAAGGTGTTCCTGCTGATTTAGCTAGTCAACAGGCGTTTCGAGAAAAGGTGGACTTCCCCTCGGCTAGAATACCTGTCACCCCAGGTGCCATTATCGAGTCCCTTATTCCTAGTACACCAGACGTGCTTACAGGCAAAGGAAGGGGTCTCGGCAGGGTTGATGTGAGGGTCAAGGATGCGTTGAAGTTAGCCGCAGACCCGATTAACCTTGCCCTTGGTGCGGGAGCTGCTGCTGGCATTGCAGAACGGGCTGGAATAAAGGCTACAGAAGTAGCATTGAAGCAGGCAGCTACAAGAGGTGCTAGAGCGGCGACACAACGTGCGGCACCTAGGGAGGCGGGTGCTGCTGTGAGGCAGGCTGCATCTTTTCCAACTGCGCCAATCGAAGGAGCTAACGAACTCCTTGCAGCAAGAGGACGATTTAGCACAACGGACCGCCGTCTTGCTGAATTCTTCTCCAGAGATGCTGACGTTCCATTGGGCTATGTCGATGTTGAAAAGGAACTCTCGTCTAAAATAATAGTAAAAAACCTTCCTGGAGAACCAGATGAGTTTATATTGACGGACGAGATGGCTGGTCGGCTCCAACCAGTGTTTGACCCATTGCCGCCTGTTCCTGAGGGACAAGTTCGCCTATTCCGCACTATGGATGTTAGAAGAGTTCCTGGGGAGGCTGGCACTATCGCTGCTGCGGCTCCTCCGAGACTACCCGCGGCGGCAGTGCCGCCAGAGGGGGAAATCCCAGCGCAGATTGCCGAGAGCCTCGACTTGGCAGATGCTATGGTGCAGGCCAATGCCCCTCATTTACCAGCGAAGTTTGCCGACATAATACCTGGGGTACGGCAACTCAGAACTTTTGTTGCTCCTGCTGCCCGTATGTCCGAGAATATACGGACGGCTTGGGTGGCAAGGACGGGGGCTCAGAGCAAACTCGGCACCGATACCTTTCAGTCTAGGCTGCCCATCCTGAATCAAATCAATGATGCTTTTGGTCCCGGAGTAAGCAGAGGGGCCAAGGCAGATGTGCGTTTTCTAGGAACAGAGGCCCAGGCATCAAGCCGACTGACGGGAACATTCTTAGATATAGCCCAGAATCCTGACCTGTACGAGCTAAATGCGGCGCAGCGAGCCGTTTTGCAGGCGGGGCAGACTAGGAATCTAGGTCTGTCTGAGGTGGTCAATACTCAGTACGGTGCTGGCAAGGCGCCAGCCACTCGTATAAGGCAGTTCCCCGTGAAGACTGGGGGAATGCACCTTTCCAACGTTGATGTGTCGGAGCAGGCGATGGAGGTATTTGGCTCCCAGTCCAGGGCTGCCGTCGCCGGTCGTGGCAAGACTAGAATCTTCGCCACAGCAAGAGACCGACTCGAAGCTGATCGCCAATTCGTTCCAGAGACTAATGTGGAAGTTCTCCTCACTGGTATGGATATGTATAAGGAGAATCTGGCTGGTAACATGGTCTTCCGTGCAGGACTCGGCGGCAAGACTAGACTAGAAGTTCTCAAGGAAGTCCAACCCAAACTCGCAAAAAGGATGACGGACCTCAGAAAGAGACTTCAGTCGTTACAGGGCACAGCAGGTAGGCTAAACACCAAGGTTAGAGATGGCGTTGATGAGTTCCTTGCCTCTCCTTTTGATGATATTGACTTGGCTTTGCTCAGGGACGCCCTGGATGTGAAGATAACTCGTGGTGCTAGGGCTGGGATGGATGCTAGGGCTATACAGACTGAAATAAATGCCGTCAGAACGAGTATAAGAAAGCTCCAACCGGCATGGAAGGCGGCAAACCTGAGAGGGAACGTCCTTGTCACTGAGGGAGGTCTGTTTCGCTACTTCCCAGTAGCCGAGGCTAAACAGGTTAGGGAATTACTGAAGGTCTCAGACAATCGCTTTCTGGATATCATCGAGGGTGTCAGGAACGTAGCCTTTAACTTTGACCTGAGCCCATTAACCGGAATACAGTTGCCCCTGGGGGCCTTTGCTGATCCCTACGGCGTGGCAAAGCAGTTCGCCAGGGGGCTAAGGGTGGCAGTTAAGGAAAGGAACCTTCTGGGTGCTTTCTCTGCTGAGGGGTTGGCTAAAGATGTAGCTGGCAATCTCCCAAGTTGGCAGGAGTTCGCCTTTATAACTGGACGGCCTATAACGGCGGCGACACCAGCGGAGTTCTCAGGGGCATGGCTGAAGGTTCTTCCAGGCTACCGCAAGGTCAATGAGGGGATGTTCACCCTGGTTACTCGTGTGGCAAAGCGGATGTATGACGATAGTGTGGGCGTCCTAGAGAAACAAGGTATCTCTCATCAGGATGCGATAGTGGCGGCTGGGGATGAGGTGATGAAGGTGATGCCGCTGATTCAAGGGCCTTTGCTTGGGCAATCGGCGGCGAGGGCGGCCTTGTTCCGAGGGGTAACGATATCCCCTTCCTTTATTCTTAGGCCGGCTGAACTGGCGGCGGACGCCACTCGTGGGTATCTTAAACTCGGCCTTATGCAAACTCTATCGCCGAAGGAACAGTTGGCTGTCCGTTTAGCGACAGTTCTGATAGGTTCCATAGAGGCCGTCGCCTTTATGAGTGCTGCTCTGACGGCAAAACAACGGGGGCAAGACCCATTAAGAGCGGGGACAGATGCTCTTACCCCAGGTCGGCGGGGGTTCATGTCTCTTTCTCTCCCTTCGGGCGATACGATTGGTCTTGGCGGTCCCTTCCGTTCTCTAATAAATCTCGCAACGCCGAGAGAGGTAAGGGGTTCACCAATCCCTCTGCCCTTTGCTTGGCTCCCTGGCTGGGCAGAGTCTCGGATAACGCCTGTTATTGGTGGGGCACTGGATATCATAAAGAACAAGGACTTCTATGATAATCGCATAGTCAGTGGCGAGTTCCCAGAGAACATTATCCGAGGTACTGCCTACCTATTTGAAACGATGCTGCCTTTGACAGCTAGGAGCGTTATAACGGGGCTCAGAACGGGTGAAACGGGTGAGGAGATTCGGAGTGAGGGTATTTCGCAGTTCCTTGGGGTGAACTTGCGGCAGCAAACGCCCTCTCAGGAGCGCAACGTTCAGGTGGAGGTTTGGGCACGGCGGGAGGGTCTAGAGGGTATTCGATCCTACTATGACTTATCTCCCCCTCAGCGACAGGAGTTCGATGCTGAATTTCCTGAAGTAGCGGCGAAGGTTAAGGCTGATACCGAGCGCAGGGCAGAGCAGGGGCAGCCCTTTGCCGTCAGGCGGCAGTTGAAGCAGGAGGCGTATGACAATCAGCTTCTTCGTGATGAAGGGGTGCAAAGAGGCATACTGAACGGGCGGCGTTACACCCAGAGAATGTGGGAGAACGACTACTTTGATGCCCAGGTGCGTTCCTCTGGTGCAAGAGAGATGTTTGAGCGACTGGCGAAGCCTTCATATCGTGAGCCTGATACTACCGAAGGCAAGGCCCTGGACGGCTACTATAAACTGATGGATACCTTTCGGCTTCCAGCAGAACAGTTTGATTCCGACGGGTGGCGTTTAGCAGAGCAGCGATACATATTTGGTTTATCTCCTGACGAGAGGACTTATGTGGAGGAGCGGATACATCCTAACGCTACCCCTTATGTGCGTAGATGGCTCGCACGTAGGGGAAGGATAATCCCATGACGGCGAGGGCTGCTCACTTACAGCAGTTCCAGGTGGCGGTGACGCCATGACGGAAGTACGCTGCCCAAGGTGCAACAAAAAGCTGGCGGAGAACCTTCGGGGCACCATTACAATAAAATGTCCTGGCTGTAAGGCCCTTATTGTACTTGACAACCGTGTTGGGACAAGAATATAGTCTAAAACAGACATAACAAATGACCGCTTAGACGGCCAGAATAGCGAGCGCATTTAGACGCCTAGCCCATTTGGGTTGGGCGTCTTTTTTTGAGGGGTTTTATGACAACCGAACAGGATGCTCTTCAAGCGACATTACTCCCTCCTGAACTGGAAGGGGAAGCCACACCTCCTTCCTCGCCTCCTGACGGTGGCGGGGA